TTTTTCTTTTTAGGTTCCAAGGTTAAAATACTTTTGGTACCACTTTATAGGTGTGTGTGGGTGTTTCACTTAATCTATTTAGATTTGTTTCTACATTACTAACCCATTTTATATTGTAAAAATCATAATCCTCTAAATTTTGTCTTAAATCTACAACAAATACTTCATAACCTAACGCTCTATTTAGTTGTAAGGTTAGTTGTATCATATTACATTGGTCATTGTGATTATAAGGTATTGCCAACCCATCATCGGTTAAAAGTGTTACATTAGAGTAGTAAGTGGTTTCGAATAAATTACCACACCAGTGTCTCATCATTTCTAATTTTCTATTAGTATCTGTTGTTGTGTTAGCTCTAGGGTGTGAACCCCACATAGACCAACACCTATAAAAAAACGTTTGTAAGTTTCCATACATTCTGAATTCACTATCATTAAATTCTTTTTCCATCATACTCAGTCTTTTTATATTTCATTTTTATACATTTTATAAATCGTGAACCAATTAACTAACCACACCCTTTTAACCTTTATTACGTAATTTAATTCTGTAGATTGTTTTAGTGACATCACCCTATGGTGCCCATCAATACAAACATTATCCCTAGTTATTTTAGGTAAATTATTGTTATATCCATCTCCATATCCACCTTTTAAAATAGTATTCTTTAATTTTAATTGTTCCTCAGTCCAATCTAGTATCTCTATCTCATCCACCTTCTTTAACGTTTCTTTATCGGACACGAATTTTATATCACCAATTCTTATTTTAGTGTTATAACTGAGTAAGTAAGCTAATATCATAATTAATTTTCTCATTACTTTTTATTTTTATAATTTATGTTTTTCAACCCTTTTTTTAACCCAAAAATCTAAAACTTTCTTTGCTTCTAATCCCATATACGGAACTGGTATTATTTCAAACTCATAATCTTTTTCTGGGTTAAGATAAAGTAATCCCATTCTTCCCACCTTTTTACCTGTCTCCATTTGAAACATGTAAGCGTAGATTGACATCTGTAACCCATATATGTTATATTGACAATCCGATAAATAAGTTAATGGTGACTTTAACCATTTACCATAATCAGAAACGTAATCAATTTTTTTATTTGTTTTAAAATCCCACACATTGAAATACTCACCACAATCCTCAATAATATCCGCAGTTCCCGCTAACTCATGTTTTTCAGAAAATAAAATTGTTTCAGGGTATATTATACCCTTAGTCATTGGGTCTATCTTTTGAAACTTAGTTATTATCTCACTTTCGTAATCACTTTTTGGGATATAAATTTTGTCCGCTAATAGATACCTTTCCAATATCTCATGAACCTCTGTTCCGTATTCGTTAGCCTCATCATTAATTCTTTTCCACTCATCTAATATCTGTTGTTGATTCATACCCTTATATTCGGGTTTTCTAACATCCTCTGATTGTTGTGAAATTCTAAGAGCTACCTCTTCAGCCGGAAACTCAGGTTCAAGCATTGCTAGGACCGTTGTGACGGACTTATACTTAACGTTTGTGTCTTTATGTATATAAACGTGCTCTTCGGGTTCTAACCAAACTTGTGAGTCTCTTTTAGTCGCCATATTGTTTGTCTATTATTTTTTTAATTTCTAAAACTTTTTTAGTCTCACAATCTTCATGAAAAAAAATGTCTAATATTTTACTAACTTTTCTTGATTCTGTAACTAATGAGTCAGATTTCCCTATATAGTCTTCAATACCCTTTATCCCATTTTCATTAAACTTTTTAATTAATACACCCTCATTTAAGTGTTTTTTATTAAATCCTGTCATAATTCACTTTCTTTTAATTTATACGCACTTTCCATAGTTTCTATAACACCCTTCCTACCAAAATCTTCATGTATTTTAGCGATGTCATAGTCTTCCTTTATTTTTATTATTTTTATTCTATTAAATAACTTACCAACATTTAATTTACTATAATGTTTTTTTGCATCATTCCAAGCGTCTGAATCCAAAAGAATTATAACATTAGCTTTAGATTTATTGAAAAGTAAATTCATTAATTTATCAGATATTTTTTTACCTAGTATGGGTATTGAGTTGTGTGTGACCACATGGTCGAATGGGCCCTCAACTAAATATATATCCGAATCCCAATTTAAAGAATGTTCATTAAATATTATTTGTTCTTTATCTGATTCTGGGTTTAGGTATTTTGGTCTAGCGTTAGCGTAGGTTCTTGTTACAAAATAATTTAATTCATTATTTTTATCGTAAGAAGGTATTATAACCCTAGAGTCATACTTGCCACCAACAGAGTACCCAATTTTAAATTTAGTTATTATATCCTCGGTTAATTTTCTTTCTTTAACCAAGTAGTTCCAAGCTTGTTTATGTAATAATGACTTCGGGTTTGATTCTTTGAAGTTTATGTAGTGTTTTGGTAGTTTTAAATCCTCCACCACATTCTCCTCTATTTTATTGTTTTTTAAGTAGTTTAAATCGTAACCTATTAATTTTAATTTTTTAATTTGTTGTGTTGTTGCGAAATTTTTAAATAATTTTTTTAAGGAACCTTTTGTACCATTAACCTCACCACAAGCCCAACAATTGTAAACGCCTTCCCTTAGATTAACCTCTAGATTACCCTTACCGTCACCATCATACTCACCTTTTTCAGCTGAACATGTTGGGCAATCAAAACTATACTGTTGTTTTGTGATATTCCTTTTTTTAGGTTTACCCAAGACATCAATTAAAATACCATATATTAGTCTATTCTCTGACATATTATAAGACTAACATTTTTTTATGTAAAAATAAAGGGGAGATTACCACCAATGATAATCATCGTTGTTTATATACACAACTAAACTAATAAAAACTACTATAGCTAATATAAGTAACACAAGGTTTGGCCTATTCTGTTTTAACTTTTTGTTTACAATCCCAAAAACCATCACGACACATTAAAGCTCTAACACAAGCGTAACTATCGGTCATATCAAAATTTTCTTTTTTAAGGGTATTATTTTTTGTGTATTCCCACACTATCTGTGGCTCTAGGTCAGCCACCTTTTCCCAAATAACCATTTTCTTATCTGTAGTCCAATCATAATTACCAAATAAAACTGGTTTTTTCTTACTGATTTCTTTTTCTGTATATGGTTCACCTTTTTTATTGTGTGTCCTAATTTGCATTAGTTCTGGGAAAGAATATGCTCTAGCGTCATATGATGATATAAAATCTGGTATGACATTTAAAACCTCTGATACCATTTTTGATATCATACCATTAAACTTTAATAATGTTCCAACTGTGTAGACATTATTACTATTTAAAAGAGGTTCTTCTATTATCACCTTTTCTATATCTAACTCTATATATCTAGTTAATAATTTCTCAAAGGCGTCAACCTTTTTAAATAACAATTCCAACTTACTATCTGGTAACGGTTTGATTTTTGGTGTTATGTGTGTTAGTTCCAACAATTTACCATCTTCTTCGAATAGAGCTATTCCGATGGTCTTAGTTGAGACATCTAATCCTAAGATTCTTCCCATTTTTTAAAACTTTTTTTATTTATTATTAACAACTACCATAAACACATCCCCTACTTACTTGTAAACTATCAACTAAGTTACCGTCAATTGGGATGTTTAATGTTGTGATAGAATAATCATCTACTGCTTTAACAACAGGTTGTTTGCTTTTTGCGACCACTAAACAATTACCTTGTGAGTCATTAAGTGTTATAGTATTATATGCTACATTACAATTTGAACCAGTCGCTAAAGAGTCTTCTATATAAGATTGGTTTAAACTTGTGTTAAAGTCTTTTGGTGTCATAATTATGTCTACCTGTAGTGTAGTGTTTGTATCTATGTCTGAAGCATTTAAATAAGCTTCCGATGAAGCAAAAGTAACCATTGTGGTACCAGTACCCCCTGTACCACCAGACCAATTGAAGTTATTAACAAACGATTCAGCCCATATAAAACCTATACCCGAGTTATTAAATAATGCTCCAGCGGCAACATCTCTATTTGGTCCTAAAGGTGTTATTAATGGGGCAACTTGGTTTGTGTATTTATTAACTACACTATACCCATCGGACCATGTTTTAGCGGTAGAGCTACCACTCCACGGAACCCAATCAGTGGACATTAAAAGTGTTAATCCAGAATCGTATATGGACTTATTTGAGCTTGTCGAATTACGGGATTGTTGTTTTGTCTCTATAGTGGGGTTTGTTCCCATTTGATATACATACCCTATACCATAATCATTTGTAAACATCCTATTTGGTTCTGAATATGCCATATCTATTTTCCATGGGTCACAAACAGAAGTTGTAGATTTAACCTTTAAACTTTCAGTATCTATATATGAAGAATATAATGTTGTTGAAGAAGTTGCTCCGGTAAAAGTACCGCCAGACAATGGTATTTTAATCTCTATATTTTGACCATTAATCGATTTTCTAAAGTTTTGACTACTTACTTCGAACATAATCATACCGTTAGTACTGTAAGCATTTAATATAGATTCCCATAAGGTATCTTTCATTCCACCATCCGAATAGTCTACATTATATGAGTCAAATATTTTTTCACTGTTTAAATTAAACATTGACCATAAACTATTATATTTGTTTGTTTTGAATCCTGCGTCATTTACGGAATCTAATTTTGTGAACTTTAGTTCAGAACCAAAAGCCATAGTAAAAACACTTGACACATTTTTACCATTCGTGATTCTTTTTTGGTCTGCCGGTATTTGTTTTAAAAAAGTACTCATTATATATTGTTAGGTTTAATGCTTTTTATTATAGTGCCTCCTTGAAAATGCCAAGGATTGTCTAATTGTAAAAAATCAATTCTTATTTTAGTGTTTATCTCATTGTTCTGTATGATAAATTCTTTATTCTTTGGTGAAATAAAATTATCTATAGTGGATACACCAGTATTATCGTTATTATCTGGTATTCTATTAGTGAACGTTTCTTGTCCACCATAATTTGAGTAAAATCCTTTAGCTGCCATTAGTTTATTATGATTAATTCTGTAGAAACAGTATTTACGTTATAGTATAATTCATAAGTTAGTTCACCACCAACCTTCTTGTTTTGATAAGCCCTATTAAATTTCTTACCGCTCTTAGTGTCAAGCATGAAATTTATAACAAATCTATAAACACCTGTACTTACTTCCTCACCATTAGCCTTCATAAATAGTTTTAATTTATCTGTTAAACCATCTATCGCTGGCTTATTATTATTATCTTTAAACCCATGCACCATATACGCAACACCATCTACACTTTCAAGGTTTTTATTCTCTTTATATTGGTATATCTTGTCATCTATCATTATAGCCGGATAAATTTGTTTATAAGCACCTGGGTTTGACTTTACTTTATTCTCCACATCTCCAGTGTTTAAAAATGAACCGTCAGCTACATAACCCCATCTATCTACGATTAACCCTAAAGTATTAGATGTACCAAACACGTCCACCCCATCTATAACCATAGTATCAAATGATAGTATCATGTTAGATGGGAACCTATTACTTGTTTGTCTATTAACGAATTTTTTAATTCCAGACGTAGTTAATTCCATATACTTAGGGTTCACTAGTTTATAATTGTTAACATCCTTAGCGGAAGGTAATCTATACGACACATCTAAATTAGACTGGTATGTTTCTGTTACGTCCCATGTTTTGGTTCCATAATTATACTCCTCTAAATAAGCTGAGATATAATCCCAAATCTTTATTTTTAACCCTGAAGATTTCCTACTGTAATCTGTCGATTTTAAAGCTGACAAATCATCAATCCATTTATCTATGTTTACCCTAACTGTTATGTTATTTTTTTCAAATGGTATTGAACAATTTTCACTAACAAAAGATAATTTTACTCTACTATCCAATGTTTGTATTTCTTCTGAACGTGGTGGGGTTATTGGTATAGGTTTTCTTTGTGAAAATGAACATGTCGGTATTTTTGTGGTACCTTCTCTATTACCAGTTAAAGGTATTGTAAAAAAATTAGGTTTTACACTATCTTCTTCTACACCATATATGATTGATGCATCACTTACATTAAATGATGTTATCGAGTTTAATAAACCATTATTTAATAATGTTTTAAATCCTTCTTCTGTTATGTATGTGTCAAAATCAGCCATTTCTTAATGGGTTTCTTAAACCGTTTATTATTATTGTATAATTATTTTTCTTACCTACAATATCTGGTACTGGTTGGTCTGCTGTATTTAAAGTGTACATTACATTATCATCCCATAATGTAAAAGAACTTATATTTGAATATAAACCGTCACCTAACATAGTCTCCAAACCTTTTTCAGTAAAGATAATTTCAAATTTATTTTTTTCAATATCAACAAATCCCATTTCATTATAAATCAAAAGCCATTTCTATTATAACTGTACTAGTTGGCGTTTTTTCTATCGGTACATTCATTTTACCTATAACCACTAAATCAGCTCCACTATAAACACCGACTTCCGTTATGTGAACATTTTGTCCACTACCAGGATAAGTAGGGTTTATTGATGTGTTATACTCTGTAGGTGATATTGTGAAATCAAATTTTGTTCTGTATTTATTTGTCACACCTTTGGTTACTACATTACCATAAAAGAATTTTTCATCGCCAAATTGTAATAACGTTGGTTCAGTTGTCAATGGTATATTTATAAAATCATGTAAATTATATGTTGTTGCTGAATTAACATATAAATTATTTGTTATTGTAAAAGTACTATTTTCTAAATTCAGTTTATCTATTTTTTGACCTACAACATGACTATCTATATCAGATGTTAAGTCAATCAACCTCCAACCATTAGGTGTTGGGTTAGACCCTAACACACTTCTTTGTACTACTGCGTAAAGAGTGTCAGCGTTCCAACCAGTCCCACCACTAATTTCCATAAATGGTAGTTGGCCAGATGGGAAATTAAGTGTTAAAGCTTTTGATTCTGTAGGTGGGCAATCACCACCTAGTGACTCAAAACTACTACAAACAATATAATTACAATGTAACCCTGTTGTATACCCACTATTTGAAGCTAATAAGTATGTGACATATAAAACTTGTGTACCGTCTATAACACCATCCAAACTACCTAGTAAGTTAACATTTAATTTAGGTAACGTCCAATTTCTATTACTTTTATATGACATTGCTGAAACAAGTTCTTGGTCATCTATTGTGAATGTGTGTAACTGTGGAAAAACTCTCCCAACCTTATTACTAAATTCATCCACTAAATTAACGTACTCTATATCTGTATCAATACCACCCAATGTAACATATCTTGTGTCACCTGACCCTATGAAGGTGTGTCCCATGGTTGTTCCAGTAACTTCTTTATGCCACATTAATGTCGGCATTACTAAGCTTGGGTAGTATTTTTCATTTAAACTATTGTTAATGTAAAATTGTTGCCCCATTCTTTTCTCGGTTTGGTTTTCGCATGTTTGTGGGTTGCTATAGTGTATAACGCCTATTGAACTAACTAAATCACAGAACGTTCTAGCTGATGGTGCGATATCACCATCAGCGAGTGTTTCTGGTTGTAGCTCAGATGTGTAACCGTAATATTCTTTTGTACCAATAAAATCTTCAGAACCATAGAATTCAAAACCTTCATAAGTACCAGTAATAATACCTGCTTGATTTTGAGACCATACATTATTCATGTTCCAAACCGTACCACCACTATAAAAACCACCGCTAGAAAATGTATTTCCAGTTCCAGGATAGAAAGAAGCCCAACATTCGTTAGTTCCAGAATAACTTGGGAAGTAAGCGAAATCTCTGTCTATATTAATTTGTAGATTATTTGAAGCTAAATCGCCCGAGACATTCTGTACTTTATACCATAAATAAGGTACGGGTACATTTGTTAAGTTTTGACTTAACGTTGTGGATAACTCATCATTATTCATTTTAACAAGCATATAATCCCCAATCTTTGGTTCGTATGTATTTGAGCCATATGTCGTTGATTGTCTAACTGGTACAAACATTGTCGACCCAGTTAAACCACTAAGCGGTATTACAGTGTCAGATTGATATGAATAATCTGTTGAGGTTTGTGATGTGTATGTAACACTAGTACCTGTTGTACCACTAATAAAAAACCCTAATTCTGGTGAGTCTATTATTGTTTGTATAATATTGTCATACAAATTCCCTACAGCAATACTTGGTGAAGTACTGGTTGGTGTTGGGTATAATGGTGTTTTTAGGTCTGGATTATTAGATTTAGCTCTTAAATCAATATTGTTTGATATGTCATACCCAACGCCTAAGGTTGAATAATCTATTTCAGAATCCCCTAATTTAAAGGTGTCAAAAGTTAATAACCCCTTGGATAATAATTGTCTACCTTTGTCTGTAAGTCTAGCACTTATTACTATATTACTATTTTTATCGATATAACTCACTTCTAATCATTTTTATATAAATATGTTATTATTTTAATTTACGAAATATTCCTTCCGTAATTTTTCAATTGCTGTCTTTCCTCCGTTTATACCAAAGTAATAATATGGTATATTTTTACTAGCGTTATGTGTGGAACCAGGACCTGTAGGGGGGTCGTTAGCTTGTTTATCTTCACCTGACCATGGTAACGTGGGTTGATTACAGTCAGTCCCACTTGTTTGACCACAAGGACTAAATCTTTGCCCTAATGTATTATCGAATATATACCCACTTATTACTGATGCGTCATCATATTCCGCAATTCCTGGGGCGAATTGTTCTCCCTCTACATTAATATTGGATTGTACTGTTACTATGTCATTATAAATTTTAGGTATTTCTTTGACGTATTGGTAATACTTATTCTTTAATTCATTTTCATGACATCCCTGACCCCTCTCAAATAACCCATTAACCTTACAGTTTTCAAGACCTACGATATATTTTAAAACGTCTACTGGGTCTTGGTAACTGGAGTGTCCCATGTTATTACTCCAAAACTCTGGGTCCCACCCATCTTCATAAAATGTACCAGTAAAAAACTCAGGACCTTGTTTATATAAATCAAAAACACAATCATTAGCGTTAACACATTCTTCTATTTCATTTAATGTGTCTGGACACATCTCTACTCTACCTAAAGATACTATCTTAGTTGATGAATAATTGTTGCAGTAAATGTTATCACCAATATCTGTTGCTCCATTACCACAAGCCAACCCACCAAGGCTAGATGACCAACAATTACCTTCTACAGTATCGTTATGCCAATGTCTATGATAGTTTTCTATATAATCCACCGGTTTGTCACTAGATTCACTACCCCTTACTAAACATTTTTCACACCCCCTATTTATACCACCTATTTGAATTCCATCGTGTGGACAACATTGATTTCCGCCATAATTGTTCCCACTTTTTTTATCAGAACCAGGTCCACAAAATTTTTCTTTTAATTGTTCTACTCCGTTTACCTTTGTTATTTTAGATTTGTATTTGTACTGAAATAAATATAGTGTACCAACTATCCACGCGTCAAATAAACATCTTCTAATAACGTTTCTTTTTTCAGCTAACTCTATAATTCTACAACATAACCATTCTTGAATGGTATCCATTGCCTCACAATTGTCTTCACTAGGTATAATCGAGAATCCTTTAAAGCAAATGGTAGGGTTAGTTGGGCAACTGGAATTTGGGTCATTTGCGTTTGTTGGACACCCACACGCCGATGGAACACATATGATATCAGGACAATTTATGGTGGTATTACAGCTATTGGAACTACAACCAGCGGTACCATCACAAGGAGCTCCGTTATCAGCACCACAGACACCACCTGGACAATTAGTACATACACAATAAGAGGTTCCGGCACAATCTAAAGCAAACCCTCTATAACCCTGTCCTACACCATAGAGCTCGTCACAATACGCTCCGTCCTCATCATCTACGAATTTGCCCATAACATCCCCAAGCCACACAAATGGTTGAATTATAATGGCTCTGTAAAATCTAAATATACATATTGTATTGTTGAATATACTAAAACTAGCGGAAATACCAAAATAGAAACCGAACTTTAAACCTATTAATAGTATTATAAGTTTCATGAACATTGCACCAATCTTTAGGAAAAAACTGCCTAACCCGAATAAAAAATCGGCCTTTTTCATTGCCGTATTAAATGGCATTGGGTTATTGTTTGACCCATTACCGTCAGTATTTTTTAAACCTAAAAAACTCCACCTATTAGAACCCTTTTTATATTTTTTAATATAATTAGCGACAGTGTATAGTTGTTTCCATTCAAATAGTTGGAAGTCTCTATCAATATCTTTATAGTCACGTATGTCATCTGTAAATCTTTGGTCTTCAGTTCCTCCTATGTAGGATTGTTGTCCCGTACTTGTATACCCCTTGGAACCACCATGTAATGAACTTAAGCTAGGCACTATCATATTTGCGGTCCTTCTTTTACGGTTAGCGGGTGCTTCGTTAAAGGACATTTTCATCCTATAATAAGCTTTTGTAGGTAAACCTATCTGTGGGTCGGCTGACGCGACTAACTTTCCTGATTCATCTGTAATAACTGTACCGACATTCATAGGCAAAGGAAACGCGAATGTACCATCATCATCTATTAAATCACCCCCTTTAATATCAAAAAATTCTAGGCCTGTTGCCTCTATTTTTTTATTAACAACCCACTCTACTGGGTTTATTTTGCTCGCTCTAATAAAATTTATTTTTCCTGCCCCAGTTCTAAGTTCCGCTGACTCTCCTTGGTCGTTAGTTGGGTTACACCTTTTACTTATTGAGTTTTTTTCACTATCTGAAAATATAGACCCCATAAATAAAGCTGTAGGTACAATGTCTGTGTTTGTGTCTAAATCCACCCTTGTTATACCTATTTCACAATTTTCTGGGTCACCCCAAAATGGTATAACGTCTATACCTTGGTTTGTTGTCTTTACTTGTGGTAATGTGTCAATATTTGACGATGTTTTGAACTCTGATGTACTTTCAAAAAACCCTAAAGGGGCTCCTTGTGCGATTAAATCATACGGCCTAACACTTAAAAGTCCGGCATCACTTAAGTCCACATCCATGTGTACTAACCTTTCACCCGTTGGAACACCGAATAACATGTAATCCCCAGATTCATTAGTTTTTGTGGTATATTTAAAGTATTTTTCAAAAACTTCTATGACCAAGTCGTTGGATAGTAACGTTTCTTTATCGGGAAAAGTACCTACCGCCTTATTTAAGTCACACGTTGTTCTGTTTAATAGTAAGTTATATCTAATGCCATCTTTTCTTTCAGGTGATATGTATGGGTATAAGTCTTTTATTAATAGATTTTTTTCATCCTCACTACTTATTGGTACAAATACGGATACTTTAGCGTTAGGTACACCAAAACCCTTATTAGCTATCACCCTACCAATCACAACACCATAATTAGCACAAAAATTAGTGTATAAATCTTCTTGTGAAATTTTTAAACTTAAAACCTCTAAAAAATCAAAACTTTGTTCTAATTTTAAAGTTAAATGTTTATCATCACCACCTGGTGTTGTACGTAATCTTATAGTTTTATTTAGTTTTTCCATTAATAACCATAAATTATTTTATCATTTTTAGTGTTAAATTCACCCACAACATTAGAGCTTGTTATGATACTTTCTTTTAAAATATTTTTATATGTTTTTTCAAATATCACCCTAAACTTATAGTCTTTATTAACCCCTAAATTAATTATGTCTGTCTGATATGTCACATCGTTAATATTATATTTGACATATTTTGTTGTAAATAAACTAACCCAATTAGTGTCAGATTTTTCAGTAACTTCTACCTTAAATAAACCGGTGTTATTTTTTGGTTCCCTTATTGGGGTGACCTTCCATGGTATGGTGACACTGTCTTTATCTAAAGTACCTAGATTATTATACACATCTAATCTAGTTTTAAAATACCAAAAAGAAAGTATATCACCCTTTTTAATAGTTATAAAGTGTGGGTTAAATATTATCTTGTTCGGTGTTGTTGAACTTTCATAGAACTCTATACCCGAAACTAATTTTACACCATTTAAAACCCCCACAATTACTGAGTTTGAGTCAAAATCTGAGGTTAAAAACACCTCTTGAGTACCTTTTACTGTGTTAGTATTAACTATATTTACTGTAGAAGCTGACACATCTTCTGTAAACCCAGTAACTTTGAACGTGTCTATATTAAATTTGTCTTGTCTACTCATCCCCAGGGCTGTTAAAAAACTTTGTGGCCCAATTAAGTAAACTATCGCTATTATATCTGTAGACTCTATTTCACCACTAAATATATTCACTATTGGTGTTGTTGATGGGAATAAGGATGTATCTAAACTATAATCTAAATTTTCTGTTAGCCTAATGCCGTTAACATATAGGTTTATTTTATTACCAAGTGGTTGACTAGCTAAATTAAAAAAGTTTTGATATGCACTCCCTTGTATTATTTGTTGGGTTAACTCTACGCTATTCACTAAATCGGATGGTGTGTTAACAATGCTTGGTTGTGATGGGTTTGTAACCGTAGTAAAGTACCAATCATAATTAAAATTAAAATTGTTTAACTGGTTTGAGTTTTTCCATGTGTCCACATCTTTCTTTATACAGTCTTTAGGTGTGAACTTGTAATAACTCCTTAACATATAATCACTATTTGTAAAAGGTAGGCCACCCACACTAATAACACTATTTAAAGTTGTTGATGTTAGTGCACTAAATGCGTAACATTTTTGATAGGTAGGGGTAACGTTATTTAATGTTTTATTAGCGTTGTTTAGTACAAAATTAGACCTATTGTATATTTTATAACAAAAATTACCAGTATACCCAGTATAATCTGTAGAACCAGTAAAATTAAAACCTAAATCAGTCTCTTGGACTTCTGAAAAATTATATACGGAATAGCAGTTTGTTGGGGTGCCACTGCACGGTGTTGTCGCCCCTGTTATAGGTTTTGTTGCCCCACTTAACCAATATGTTGGGCCTTCAAACGGTTCGAAACAAAAATTAGTGACAGAGTTAACATTATAAATGTTACTTAAACCTAAGTCCCTATCTAAATCCCTATCTAGATATTTATTTTCTTTTATTTTACATAAAAATCCCATTATTCAGTTATTGTTTGTGTTGGTTGTAATCTATCTTGGTATAGTTGTTTTCTTTTTTTTCTATCGTCTAAGTTAGTGACTATCAAAGGTTTTATTGTTGTTTTACCGTATTCTTTGGGTAGTGGGTTAATTTTTACTGTGTCTGTTGATATTGGCCCATTTTTTGTTGACTCATAATCTAACGGACTAAATGTTGTGTTATTTATATCTGCGTTTACAGTGTTTGGGTCATAACTTTTTGACTTACCGTTGGCAATTCTTCTTCCTCCGTTTGTAGCACTATTTGGTATAGTGGTGACTTCACCCTCAACAAACTCATAATCAAAATCACACTCATCATATTGTGTACATATCTCGTCTTCTCTGTTACACCATTTTTCACCAGAAACAAAGATAGTTGTAGCTGGTATAAATTGTTCAACAAACTGTACCCAAAAACTTTGGAAGGTCTTTTTGTACCCTTCTAGTTGTAATAAAGTTATTTTTTGTTCACAATATTTTTTATTAAAATCAGCTTTTACTGTTACGATATTAGTGTTATGACTACTCATTTTTTATTTATTATATTTAGTTTAAATGTTATATATCTATTAGTTAATTTAAGTGTTTAATTTATACATCCTAAGAGTATTCTATAAACCATTGAAATTTATATAATTTTGTACCTGAATTTGAGTTTATATTCATCTCAAACGTATAATACCCTTTACTATAACAAGTTTCACTATTACCAGGTATAGGAGTTGTGACAGCTTGATTACCGATTATTCTGGATAAAGGATAAGCATTGGTAAAAGGAAGTTCCATATATAAGGTACCGATATCTCCAACATTATCTCCAGCTGTTCCTCCTAAAACTTCTTGAACACCAGCCCCAGGAAAAGCTTGACTTCCTTGAAATTGTGCTACTGCTTTATTTCCTGAAGTAGTACCTGTTGGAGCGTTTTGATAACCTTGTGTAAAGAAAGCGTTAATGTTTCCTCCAGCAATATCAGCCCACTTAATATTTGAATATACTTTAAATTTCTCAACCCAAGCTGGAAAATTATTTGTGTTCCAAGTACCTGTTTCAACTACACCGCTACCACCCCATCCAAGACCTACAGAAGATTCGTTAGCAGTTCCTTGACCCGCATTAAAACCAGCCGAAGAAACACCATTTGTATGGTTAATTTCCATTTCTTGAAGAACTATTTGCTGAATAGCGGGAGCACTCCAAGTCCAAGCACCAGGTAAAGGATTTTGTGTACAATAAAAAGTATAAGTTCTACCATCATTTGGAATAGAAGCTACACCATCAACCACACCGTTTATTTCACCACCTACTACAGATGGAAAAACTTTTATAGGTAAAAGTGAATTATTAATAAAAACTGTTTGTCTACCCGTAGTTGGGTCTGGTAGTCTTGTAGCTAAATCTGAAGTTGTGGCGGAAGTTATAATGTTAACACCATATATAGCTTGGGAAGTGGATGCGTTTGTGGTTCCTTCTAAAATTAAATTATCATTAATTTCATTTGTAGCACTTACAACATTACCACTTGAATCAATGCCTAAGTTATTAACCGATGTTCCAGTGCCTACGGTACCAATATTAAGATTCGGAACATAAACCGTATCATTTGTTGTACCAGTAATTCCAATACCACCAATAACAACTGTATTAGTTACACCAGAAAGTATCACTGAATTATTACTACCTATTAATACAGCTCTTTTATCACTTGGTCCAGTTTTTGCGTGATTATTAACATTTTCGTGGATAATAATTTCATCCCAATTAATATAATCGGTGAGGTCAGCAGTCCAATCTTTATCACCCCAAATAGTCATACCTATATCAAGGTTTCCGAATGAGTCACCAACACCAAATTGAAGTGCTCCATCTGTTGTACCACTACTCATATACATCCAAGGACCAGTATAGGTACCACTATTTGTCCCAATGAATAAATCATTAAGACCAGCTTGTAGATTTATCGTACCACCACCAGTATCTGATGTAATGTCTTTACCACTTTGGACAACAAGATTCGGAACATAAACAGTATCATTAGTTGTTCCTGTTATGTTTTGCCCCCCTAAAATTACAGCTCTTTGTATACCAGATAGGACAGTATTATTGTCACCACCAATAATAGCAGAATTACCACCACCTAATATACTATTATTATTACCACCTAATATGCTAACCCCACCAGTTGAGCCATAACTAGTACTTACAAAAGAATTAGTTGACCCTAAAATAATATTATTTTCAACCCTACTTCCACCACCAATTTCGTTAGTGTCACCACCGATAATAGCGTTGTATCTACCAATCTGAGAAGGTGTAATTTTATTGGTACTGCCACCTAACATGACATTACTATCAAAGCTAGTACCATGCGTTCCTGTAGAAGCTGTAAGTACGTGTGAATCCCCAAAAATAAAAGAATTAGTTGTTTCGGAATCTATTATTGAATCAACATATGTTACTGTGTCGTGAATAGTTATAGGTGAACAACCATATAAATTTGTTATATATAAATCTGTTATACAATCTCCTGATGTGTTTCCTGTGAATGTTACACCAGCATACTCTGGAACATTTAATGTCCCACTAATTAAAGTTGATGGTCCTGTTGTACCTGTTGTTGTTAAACTAGTGAATGGGATAGAAGGTACTAAATCACCTACCCCAATTGCGAACGATGTTCCAGCTGGGTTATCTGTTGGGTCACTCACATCTACTATGTGAATTAAATCATTACTGGCTGGTGAACCACTAAAAATTACTCTATCTGTTAAAATACTCATTTTTTTTTGTTTTTAATTAAAATCATATTCGACACCATCTTGGAAGTCGAAGTTTACGTTATTTTGAAATTGTTTTGTGTCAAGAACATATTTGTAACAAGTTTCAGTTCCAGCACTTAATGTGTATCCTTCTGGACAAGGACTATATTTAACACAACAATCAGAACACATATCAAATGTTAAAAATAGTTCCTTACTATTAAGTACTAAATTACTGTGTTTTTCCAATACTGAAGATTGTTTAAAATAATCGGTATATCTCCAATCTAAATCAGCGTCTAAACTTGGGGCGAAAGTTCTGTTTATTACACCATAACCCTGTATAAGACCAAATTGTCCCTGTTTAATTATTACATTATCAGTTAACTTACCATCGTTATTTTGTATGTTTGAATAGTTAATCTCACCAGGGTTGTAAACCCAAGATTTTTTATTATCTATAACTGGGACTATTTCAAAACCTGGGCAATCATTGTTTATTATCTCTACTATATCAATCTCTTCGTTACAATTAAAATTAAAATTGTCTAAAAATATATCATAAATACAACAACAATTTAAACCATGTGTAAATTGTAGGTAAGAATTGAATCCCTCAGTTGTTCCAGTTGTTGGTATGGTAAATTGTGTTGTGAGGTCAAACCATGTCTCTACATCCACAAAAGAAAAAGGTTCAGATGTTTGTATAACATTATTATTATCGTCTCTTATAATTAAATTAACCACTATTGGTACACCTGAGTTATAACAACAAGGTGCTTCTGTATCCCCACTCAATGGTGGTGGTGGTGCGATTTCTGCGGGTGTACGTTTGTTTATAGTTGTCGTCTTATAATCAATTAAGTTGTTGTTCTCATCAAACTCTAGTATACATGGGTCGGTTGGGTTACCTACTATGATTACATCCCCATCGTCAACAAATGGGGTACAAGGGTTTTCAGGTTTACCAAAATAAAAAGACACCGAAACATCTATTGGGGTTTCACATTTTGGTTTAATTAAATCATTATTTAACTTAAACTCTAATGGTAGACATGGGTTTGGGTCACTTGTATAACAAGAACCTTTATATACCCAAGGTAATTGATTGTCTGACGCTATTTTTAAACAACACACTTCACTTATTGATTCACCATTAATGGTCACAATTGTTATGTTTTGGTTAAAACTATCAACAGTGGTTGTCATGGTTATCTCAGTTAACCCAATATTACATTCGTCTTGTGATTTACAAAAACACAATGTACCATCAAAAAACCCACCCAGTTCTTCACATTTAGCACTACTAACCCCTTGTGACAGTTGCCCATCTTGATTAAAGATACTACCATCTACTTGTTCACTATGTGCTGATGTTGCTGTTTCATAACATAAATAAAACCCGCCAGACAATGCTAAAGCGTTGGCCAGTAACACTCTAACTTGTACATTGTCAACCACCCCATCATTATCTATATCACCACCACTAAACGAATTATTGATAATAAAATTTATTTCATCCGAGGTGAAACCTAAAGAGGACAAAACATTTGGCGTTAACAATAAACTAGCCCCACTAACCGTTGATATTATAGACATGAATGTGTCAATAGTTTCTACACATTCACATGTGGTTGTTGTTTCTTGTATCGTATCACAAAGACAAGCTGACGACTCTTCATCAAACTCATTTACGTTAACCACAAAATTAGAGTCCGATAGGGCGGTACAACAATTTTCACTTATTATAGGTTCACCAGTTAACGCGTCTACATAAAAACTACCATTACCAAAAGTTGTTTCTACAGGGCTGGTTGGGTCTGATGTTATCACACTAACTAGAAAGTCCCAAAGGGGGGCGTTTATATGTTGTAAAGTGTCACCATTCATTAATGTATATAAGTTATCCCACCAAGCAAAATTGTCACAATCAATACATGTAACTCTATTTTGTAGTCCTTCAGAACTTATTAAATCTAAATCATACGTGTCACATAGACTATTAGTTTCCTCAGTCACATAACAAATTCTAATGGTGTCGTTCCACGATACGGCGGTATTTATGGTTGATTGGTACCACGTACAACACTCATGGGTTATCGAGGACCCACCATTATAGACAATCTCACCTGAAGGTAGTTCCTCGTAATCTAATTCATTACATGGTGTTATTGTGTCGCCGGCGTTATCTTCGAAACCGTTTGGGTTGATTACTATGTCTTCAATGGGGTTATTGGTATCTACTTCACCATATAAGCAACAATTATCACAAGGGGATGTCGCGTATTGGTCGTAGTTAATGGCTGTTGGGTCCAAACACCCAGGGCCGCCATTATTAGTGATAACTTTATAACATTCACCTGAACATATAGTCCCAGGTGGACTACCGCCCACACAATTTGAGGCTAGGTAGGGGCCACTAGGCCCCGTACTTATAGTTGCCCACGCGTTATAGTTAATCGCTAATGGGTCTGTACAACCTGGTGTACCTTTATCATCTCCCGTATCTAATCCTTGTGCCATCTTATGTTAAACTTTAGTGTCACTTGTTGTTAGGTAACACCCAATGGTTGAATCCCAAACAACGTCTTGGTTCCCACTAGTCTCTCTATAATACCTACAGCAATCCAAAGACAATGTTACACCACCACTGTTTGCTACTTGAATATAGTTATTACCGTTAATTGTTGTATTAATAAATATGTAATCACCACTAGAAATAGGTGGACATACATAACAACCTGATGTTAGTGTTACTACATCCCCTCCTGGTGCGTCATAATAATAATAACCTAATGACTCACAACAATATTTACTAACTATGGTTCCATCACCATTTTGTATAGTATTGTCCTTTATGTTTATACTTAAGTTCTTAATACTACATGGTCGACAAAAGGTGATTGGGGGTATTGTCAGTTCAGTCAATTCTAATTGTCCGGATGTGGTTACACCATATTCATACCCTAAAGACTCACAACAGTCAATAGATAATGTTTTACCGTTTAAATCTGCCACACCTACTGTGGTATCTTCTAATATTATTTCTTGAACATCTCTAGGACATTGGAAACACCCTGATTCTAATTTTGAATTCTCAAAGATTATTTGGGTTAGGTCACTTGGTTTAGTGGTGGTTATATTACCATCTAAATCTGTATATGTACCTTCCAAACCACCAGAATAATAACCTAAAGACTCACAACAATCCTTATCTAACACCGTAAAATTATCTAAACTAATACCACCATCTAGTTCATTAGTTGCGGTTGTGGTACCTAATAGTCCACCTAGATGTACAACATCCTCTATAGGTGGACAAGGGTCAATATCTTGACGCATCTCACATAATTGTGCATCCTCATTCCAAATACCACCTCTTAGTTCACAACATTCTTTATCCTTAAGTATTTTATTATTAATCATATAAAAACAGTTACCCTTTTCAAAATACCCACTCAGTAACCCTATTAAGAACTTTTTAGCTTGACCGTAGTCGGAACCAATATAACCATATTGTGTTGCTAAATTTAATATTTGTGATTCATCATAGTTTAATAAAAAGTCATCTGGATTACAAATTAATGTTAGACTATCTGTTGGCGGACACCACCAACAATAATAGAAATTTTCGTTTAGGTTTGGTATAACCCCATCTGGCATTTTTAATACTTCACCTAACCCACCATTAGTTATTGGGCTATTTGCTCCTTCTATTGGGCCTGTTAGTGGTGCAACATTTTCAGTACCAAACATTTTAATACCGTCTATTGTGGTTATTTTTTCTTTAACTGTTATCGAAGCGTAACCACTGGTACAAGTATATGAAAGTAATGTTAACTTTAAGTTATACACACCCTCACCCAAACTTATTATTTTTTTATTATTTATGTTAGCCGGTGAGTTTAATAAATGTATTGTAGTATCTACTGTTAATGATGCGTTATAATCACAACACAACGCTGTCCCCCCACCAAATAGGTTGAATGTTATATCTACTGTTGTGTTAGGTTCCACCGTTAACTGACCGAATAAACTATCCATACAACCGTTACCACTACAGGGTTGATTGGTGAATGTTGTTGCGATTCCGCTTACCGTGTCATTACAATCAACAACGGCTGTAGGTATTACTATTGTTTCTAACATATTTAAACTAAACCCATTAGTTTCTTGTTTAGCTACCACAAGTTCCCCATTACCTGGACCATCTACACACCCATCAACCGCTATTGAACTGGTTACAGTCGCGAAGTTTGTCGTGGTGACGGGTAGGTAGTCTGTATTATAACAATAAGTAAAGTCACCAAATGGTAAGGGTTGAATCAGCTGCTCATCTTTACCACACGGTACATAATATAAAACCGCCTCACCTTTCCCACTAACGTTTACCGTTGTTGAAGCACATTTTGGTGTGGGGGTTACCGTGTTTGGTAACCAATAAAAGTCACAACATTCTTCAATGTCATGTGGAACACTTTCTCCATAATTATTTATATATATTAACCCATCTTGACCAAAAGTTAAGTCTGCTGGACAATCATTACATAGTTCCGATTCTCCGGCTTGAAATGTTATTCTTAATGAGTATGTGTTACCACTATCTATAACATTAGTTGGTCCGTCTACATCACCAAATGAGACTAGACCAGAAGATAAAACATTTATGTTGTCATCTGGGTTTACAAGATTTGGTAAAATTTCTTCACCGTAATTAGATAAGGCTTGGCCACTTTCGTCTGGTGTAAATGTACCATTATTATACTCTGTAAAATAATTAGTGATTAATGGTTCTGTTCTATTAAGATTAACCGTACTTTGGAAACCATCAACAAAACACCTAAACTTATCCCAATACCTTTGACCAAAATCGTAAACACCATAATGTGGGTTATTGCCTGTGGTTCTTATGTTCCCACCATTATACCAAAAACCATCATTCTGAAACCAAAAAGTTTCTGTATCTGCTGGAACTCTAGGAAACCCATAAGTATCAAATGGGAACGTATCAAAATTCAAATCAAAATAATCAGAACCAAATAAGTTGTTAAATTGGCTCCTAACCACACTTAAATCTAATTTATTTTTGGCTAAATACACCCTTTCATCCATTGTGACTAAGCAATTATTTATGGTAAATAGTTTCATAAAAAACTCTAAAACTTTTCTAGTACCTTTTGACCTAAATAACCACCAAGCGTTTATAACTAGCCTTCTCCATAATTCAACATCTATTTGTTTTGCGGATAACTCTCTTGAGTACCCTGAAAATTGGGGGTCATCGCCCTCATCATCATTTTCTAATAAATTAAAACCATTACCAGTTGTCATTAAAGTGTCAAAACCTAACGTTTTTGCCATAATTTTTATTAGACTATCCGATGTGTTGTCTTTTTTACTATATGTAACCACATTAGCGAATGAAATGCCGTCAATATATTTTTTAACTACATCAAATTCTACACCATATACCCTTAATAATTTAGAAACTCGCATACCAGTTCTTGAAGTCCCATCACCCTCTGTATCGTATTCTATTATAGAATCAGAAACAAATCTTCTCAAAACTAAATCGGTTTTATTTTCATCATATAAAGAGGCTATCTCAAATAACCCCTCAACATAATTTTGGTAACTAAACGTATTTATATCTAAATTATACCCATCAGATGTTGGCCAAGCGAAACTCCTAAGTGTAAACCCAATATCACCATCTTCATATTTAAATGGTACATTTATCGTAAAGTTATACTTTGGCGTTGTTAGTCTGTCTAGTAAAAGGTTTTGAAAATCTGTTAGATTTGTAAAAAATTTATCCCTTATTTTTTTAATGGGTTTTACGTGAAACTCTTTTTGAGCGAAAGTGGTCCCAGATAATCCATTAAAAAGTTTACCCCTAACCTTAAAATATATATAATTAACACCAGTTGTCTTACCAGTCAATCCCTCAATGACAAACTCATTATTGTTCTCATCACTTAGAATATAGTCGTTTATTTGTAATGGTATGTTGTTCGACCCAAATGGGTTTTTAGTGTAATCTAAATTATACGGATTATTTACCGCACCAATTGGTGTTTTAAATGTTGAGGTATCTGTTGGTGGGTCGTAATCAAAATCCAATATTGTGTTTATACCAGACGGTCTTGTCTGGGTATTACTTATTGCGTTTACCGTGACAGATAATGCGGCTGGCCATTTTACAATTATTCCTTGTATTGTGTCCTCTAAAAATTTGTAAAAACTACCAAAATAAACATACCTACCGATGTTGGTTTTATCATAGTTTAACCTAACATATATATTATTTGAAACTATTGTTTGTAATTCAGCTTCAGTAATATCTAAATTATTTAAACAATAGTAGTCGGACCATTCCCCTAATTTAAAATCCTGTGCAACCCTCCCTTGGTAGTTTGAGGTTATGTCAAAATTACCTAAAGTAAAAAAGGCGTTGGGGTCTGTAAACTGATTACCCACTAAATTTGGTGCAAAATCTCCTTGCCCTATTTTATAAGAATCTGTTAACGAACCTGGTATTACTTTTTTTGTTGCCATTGACTAATTTATTTATTGTCCAACACTAGTTATTCTATCAAAATCTTTAGTTTCGTCTATATTGACCCTTTTTTCTCTAATTTCATAAAGTGGTTCACCACTAAACTGGTCTTGTATTTCATAAAGATTGTATTGTTTATAAATCTCATTACTAAAGTTATATAAAGTATATATACCGTCTTGTATTCCCTTAGCTTGGTTACCATATAACCCTATCGCTAATGAATTAATGTCGTATTCTGTTAGTTCTAATTCTATTAGCATTGGGTCAAATATTGTTTTATTAATTTTAATTTTTTGACCAGTTTTCCCTATATATGGTAAACTATTTGGTTTTACCGTTGGTGCTGAAGATGGGGTAACAGTTAAAAATACTAAGTTAGAGTTGTTGTTAAACCTATATCTAATAGATTTTTGTGTAGTACTAGGTAAGTTTTGTGTTATCGCTTCCGCTCTATTGGCTGATGTTATAATTGTAAATGTGTCTGTCGCTATGCCGTCACTATAATACTCAATTCTAGACCCAACTAAAGAGTCTAAATCACCTAAGCCGTTAGCATCTAAAACAACTCCCTTTATTTTTGGGAATGCGGCTAATACACCACAATCGGTGATTGTTGTTGTTATTATTCTAGGTCTTATCATAATGTTATATATTCCCACATTAGAAAATTGGTCTGCGGGTAATTTTAAATTAAAATAACCAGGTAATACATCACCGTCTGGTTGATTTAATGTTGTTAATCCACCCCCAACAACAAATTTAAAATCATTAGTTGGTTCTTTATTTCTGTTTCCAACATAACTATATAATACTTCTATATCACCTGTCGGTACACTAGATAGTCTTTTTGTTCCGTAATTGCCTATTGCCATAATTAAATTCTTTTTATATTATAAAACCCATTTTTATAGATTTCTAATTGCCCTATGTTATTAATGTCCATTAATCTCATATGTTTTTCGTATATATTACCAACACCCCTCTCTATAAATATTTCATCTTCTATTTCAGGCAAAAAAACTTGTTCTAATTTATTTTCTTCTTTTATTAGTGGGTAAAGTTCAAAATTATCACTATTTTGAACTTTGTACGTTGTATCTTGTCTATATGGTTCATTAACATAGTTTGGGGTGGTGTAAGTTTTTAATTTTCTTGTTTCTTTGTGTGTCGATTTCGAACCTGATGAACCGTTTGAGTCAAAAAATGTTTTATATAGTATATCATCAATCTCGTATTCAACAAAATCTGTTTGCACATTTAAGACCCCATTAACCCCAACTTTATATGGGTTGTTGACATCTAAAGTTTTAATATCATTTAATCTATTGCTAGTGTGTCCTGTTATAAACATAATTTAATTTTTTTTAATTTGGTACACAGTAAAATTTCCACCTACGAGTAGTCCCATACACGTATGGGTTATCGTTGGACCCATCCCCTGAAAGGATACAACCACCAGTATCATGATATGGTAGTTGCCCCAGACTCCCAACACCTATAATGAATCTTCCACCCCCATCACAGTTACACCCATTGGCGTAAGTTCCGTTATAATCAAGGTCGGGTGCTTCGGACTGAGTCAACACATGGAAAGACCCTGCTGGTCCTGGGCAACACCCTGTACCACCACACCCATTCGGTGCACAACCGGTAATTAGATTGGTACAACCCCCTGAACACCAATCCGCAGCCGCGGCTGCCATGTCCACGTAACTTGGGGGTGTTTCTACACAACCTGATGATAAATGATAACACCCAGCACCAGCATCTAACCCAGTACCACCATCACCACCATCACCATCACCAGTACCACCACCTTCAGTATTATCTTCATAATAATTGCAGCAACCATTACACGCTTCTGTTGCGTTTTCGTTATAATTTAACGCCTCCATATCCATACACCCAACTTGGTCTAAGGTAGAATCCGTATTGTCTGTTTCACCATTATCATACGTGTTTGTTATCCCACTACCTATTGGGTTGGTTCCACCGTCATTAGTACCATCATTACTCGTAACCCAAAAACTACCTAAATCAATAGTTTCTTCCTTTTCTTTATGGTCAGTATACACACCCAAATCTTTAATACTTTGTTTTAAAAGTATCGGCAGGAATAGGTCCTCTTTATTTAGATAGGCAATAGTGTCATCAACACCATCACCATCGGTGTCTATAGTCGTTAAAATTCTTTTAATCTTGATATCTCTTTCGTGTTTTTCCACTATAATATGACTCTTTCAGTTAAAGTAATTGTGTTAGTAGTGTTTGCCCCAACGAATGGTATTGTCGCTATACTATAATTACCGTTATTAATGTTTGGGTTTATTAGCATTGTTGGGCTTGTCCACCAATCAGGATTTTGACTATACTCTGTTATAGTGATTGGCGCGGTATAAGTTAGTGGTAGATTATAAAAATCATATACTTTGCCGTTTAAAGCATTAAAAAATCTGCCGACTATGTATAGGTTTTTATTTTCATTAGTTGTATTAAATAGTTCACTATTTCTAAACCAATAAACCCTTTTTAGTTTAAGCTTAGGTACTATCGTACCTGTAACGTCCAACTCTTCAAATAAAACTAAATTTCTATTTTCAGACTCATTTTTATCATAAAAATAAAGCCTAAAAAAACTTTTAGTGAAAGAATTTTTTGTTAACCCAGTTACGGTATTAAACCCCATAACAGAATAATCTTCCTCATACATCTGAGTGTTTCTATTGTAAAACCTAAAGGATATATCAAAACCATTTACATCCGTAGTTTTATACGCTATTTGTTCCTCATCTTGGTATGGGTTTATTGTTTTGTTAGTCTCATCCTCAACCAACCTATCTATTGATTCACCCAAACCTATCTGCGTAAAACTTAACCCCGATGGGATACCGATATTAACATCTTGACCTTTAACTTTATTTACACTATACCTTTCCATTAACAAACGTCTTGTATTTCACCAACTTTAAAATCCCCTTGGTTAACTATTTTATCTTCGTTAGGTATTTGTCTTCTTATATAGAAATTATAACCTCCGTAGAAGTAATGTTTTCCGTTAACAAATGGGTAATCAACACCTTTTCCGGTATCGGGTTCTATAAACCCTATATTTAATAAATCTTTCCACGCTATCTTACCATCGGGGTATTTTTCAGCATAATTAGGTATCCCAACGGTGGGCTCATTTATACTACTAGTTTCTATTATGCCAGAAAAATTCATTATTTGTAGTTTTTTAAATGGCTTTAAAAAATACGCGTTAGTATTAGGGCTACTCTTTATTCCAAATCTATGGACTATCTTTGATATTACTTTTTCCTCTATTTCAAAACTATTATATTCTGAGTAATCACCTATATAATCAAATAGGTTATTTGGTTTCTCTATTGAGCCAACTCCACCAGGAACAAAAATAGATATTGTCTCTAAACTGTTGGTTGGTAATATTGTTTTACTATTGAACTCCCATCCGGAAATAACGTCTGACCATGGATAAGTGTTTTGCCCAGACCTTTTAATAAACCCCAAATACATTTCTGTTAATGGTTTATTATTGTGGTCTAATAGTGGCCCAACATCTATATCTTCATTAAAATGGTATAACCACGTATCGTTAGCAATACCTAAAGAATTAATTATTGTTTTAGGGTATATGCTTGTACTAAAAGCACATTTATATGTGTCGTATTTATTTGTTGTTAAAACTTTATATTTTCTAACATAATATTCTGATGGTGTACCATTTAACGACCTATATGTGGGTTTATTGGTTGTGTATGTTTGTGATTGACCTTTTGATGTTAGTGGGCTTGTTGTAAATAAGACATATTTTATTATAAATGTGTTATTGTTTACTATTTGTTCTACTTTGAAAATTCCATTTAAAATACCACTACCCCTTAAATCTATATATGATGGTATAAATTCTTGTGGTGGAATATATGATGGTGAGTTAGACCCTAACGGAAATGACGCTGAAAATGGTATGAGTAGGTTGTGTGGGGTTTGGGTCTCTATTTTTAAGTATATCTCATCAATGTTAGTAAATGACCCATTAACCCCACCATTTTGGTCTGTAACTGTAACGGAATTTATTTCTACCTGACTTTCAAAATTAATATCCATTTGTGTTGTGTTAACAATTTTACGATAATTACTTGGTATAAGATAGTCATTAATAAATGGTGTATCTAAAACAAATTCTGTATCAAAATTTTCACCGTCTATACCCAAACTCATAATCTTATATATTCCACGATATGGGTTTTGTGGTATCTCCCTATTATATAGATAAATATAGTCATCCACTTTTAGATTATGTTTTTGTACACATTTTACCCCTAACTTTTGTTCATCACCATTTGGTGATGCAAGTGTTAAACTTTTAATTTGTGGGCCCATGTTTGCTTCTGAATTTATATTTGAAGTTGCACCAAAATAACTAATAATATAATTGGGGTCTTTTTTGTGTGGGTATAGTATTTGTAGTAACCAATTGTTAGGCGTTACTTGAGGTTCTCCATCAAATAAAGGGTCCCAATCCTCGTTTAGTGCACCCGTTACAGTCGCGGTTGAAGGTGATAACTCATTTGCTGTATAAATATTTATTTTACCAGAAAATCTATAATCTCTAACAGCGATTCTCTCCCTATCAAAAACTTCTTGTTGGTTGACCACATTAACCAAATCATATTCTATTAGTGGTTTTGTGGAATAATTTAATTCAAGACTTATAAAAGTGGCTGTTTCTAATGCTGTAACACTGGTTAACTCTTTTGGCACTTTTAATATCTGACTCATAACTATTCTTTAATTCTAACCTTTATGTCTGTCTGTGGGAATCTTATTTGGAACATGGAATCGTACTCTGCGAATAAAGCGAAATCTTCAGTTAAATTTATTTGTAGTGTTGAGTTATCTAATATGTCTTGGACCGTAACATTAGATGAATATGGTGAACCCGTTTTATTATATATCTTGAAGTCTGTAACGTTTAAAACCCCAGCAACATTATTTATGTTTTCGACCAATTGTGATAGGTATATATTGTCACCCATATCCCAATCCTGTACCTTAAAATATTTTTGTACAGAATTTATTACCCCTACTACAACTTCACCCTTTGGGAAAGCTTTGTCTATAAAAATATCTATTTCAAACCCTAAATCAAAAATCTTACCATCCCTAGTTAAAACATAGTCATTAATCATCCTATAATCGGCCAGCCATGAGGCTATATTTTCTTTTAATGTGTTTGAGGACGAGTTGGATAACTTTCCTTGGCTATCTAACCCTAATATAGCTATATCTATTTTATTTTGTCTTTCAGATACATTATTTCTAAACGGTATCCCAAACGTACCTGGCATTTTGTCAATTAACACAACATAATCTTTTAGTGTTACAGCCCTATTTTGTGAAGAAAAATTATATCTAACCATTTTTTTTATTTGTTCGGTGCTTGGTGCATTTGCCCCACCGAAAGCTGGAACTGGGTTATTAACGGTTAGTGATTGTTCTACTCTTTGATTTATCTGACTACTCGGCCCATTAGCTTTCATGGTATAGGTGCCTTTTGCTGTCAATGTGTTAGCCCCAACATTTCCGTTTGCTCCACCACCTGTTCTATATCTAATATACATAGTAGTGCCAACTGTAGGTATTTCACCCATAGCTGTTGTGTTTATAAAATCACCTATCCTTAATGTGAAATTATTGTTAGCGTAAGTTTCTAATGATTCTTGGTCGGCATTACCCGAACCAAAAGTCATTTTACAAAACCCCTTATCGGTATATTCTCTAATGAACCTTCTATTTGTGTTAACCCACTTACCTGGCGTGATTGTTGTATTATCTGTTTGTCTTGTTTTATCTTGTGTGAAAATTTTATCTTCCATTAAGGAATCCATTTCGTACCAACTTATGTCTGGGTCTGAAAATTGGTTTAGCGTTGGGTTACCTTGTAGGTTAGTGCCTTCTAAAGATACCACCTGTTCTACAGATATAACATTGTTGTTAGGTAGTACCACCTCTAAAAATGGTATAGCGTCAGCTTCTGATATAATTTTTTTATAAACATTTGTAACCCCAGCAACAACAAACTCTCTTTTAACTAACCGATACCCAACTAGTGTTCCATTATTATTTAAGTTTGGTAGTATTAGCCTGTTAGCGATACCACCAACACTTAGTGGTTCACTAAAGTCAATATCATCAAGTGTTTCAAAACTTTGCCCGCCACCCAAAACTTGTGCTCCATATTTTAATTTTGGTGCATATCTTATGTCAAATGTATCCCCAGCCGCGGGAACGTTTACAGAAAAATCTACTATAGATACTGAGGGTCTTTTTCCCGGTACATTTAAACCTAATGTTCTGGCTATATTTAGTATTGATTTTCTTTCTTGTGCAAAATCTAATTGTGTTTCTTGGAACATTCTATCAGTGTTAAACGATAACATGTCCGATACTGCCGCATTTAACTCTATTAACATTGTACCAATAGAGGCGTCATTAAAGTCCTGGAATGTTTCTGGGTAATATTTTTTAACAAAATTAAACAATTCTGTTCTTACATCTGAGAAATTTCTAGCGAAGTAATTAATTTTTTTGTTTGTTGCTGCCATTTTATAATTCTATTTCTATAAAATCAGTACCAGCGAAAGCGGATGCGGTGACTTTATAGTCTAATCTGACTATTGCCGCTTTTTCGTTCCTCTCTGACTTGGTTACTGTTATTTCTAATATTGTTAGGTTTGGTATAAACTCTTTTATTGCTACCTCTATTTCTGATTGTATGGATTTATGAATTATACCATCGTTCTGTTCAAAAATATATTGCCTTAAATTAACGCCAAAAGATGGTAAATAAAGTCTTTGTCTTTTTTGTGTTAATAAAAGATGTAGTAAATCGGATTTAATTGCACGTTTACTTGTCTTTTCCATTTTTAAAAACTTACCTTTTGGGTCTTCCTCAAATGGGAATGATATATTTAAGTATTTTTCAGCCATTTCTTTTTATTAATAAATATTCAACTATATAATTTATACTAAAAATATAAAATGTAAATTTTTAGCATAAAAAAAGCTTCCGTAGAAGCTTTAATTATTATTTAACATTTTTTTATGTTTTTGTACCCTCTACTTTATCAATACTAGATAAGTCTATATCTATTTCACACGCTCCGCCTGCACAAGCAAGCTCACCACTTAAGTCGGTGTTGTCTTCTGTTTCCACAATTTTACTTAAGTCTATGTCCATCAATGAATTCATCATTTCTAGATATTTTTCTTTTTTAATATCTTCGAATGGTGCTTGAACGTATGACCCACCATCGTAAGGTAATACAGATAAACCATTATAAGATTTACGATTTTCCCACATCCATTCACCCGCTAAGTCCCAATCATCTTCTTTTAATGAAATTGTGGCTGAAACATTGTGTGTGTTAGAACCTTTTCTATGACCTGGATTTACCCATTCTTTTGAAACTTTCTTGATTCTTTCTAATAACTCAAAAGGTGATTCCGTTCTTAATATAGCTCCCTCTGGTGATTTTTGTGGTATTTCAATAACAGCAGTATCGTGTGGTCTATAATATTCATCCTGAACTAATTCTGGGTGTGATTGGGATAGGTACTTGTACATAGACTCATTTTTTCCAACTCTAATTCTTCTAATGTAATAATCATTGTGCCAAGCATGTATTCCTGATGATGTCCCTAAAGTTAAAGATGTTGTTCCTGCTGGTTTAACTGTTGTACATCTAGCCGCTGAGTTTATGTTTATTAATTTAGCAACCCTATTATTTTCTCTTTTTACTAAGCTAGCCGCTTTACCCATATCATACCCTAAAACAGTACCACTACCAATACCTGTCATAGACACACCAATTAAAGCGTCTTTCTCTGTTGTTTCTCTCCATTCTTCTCTAAGATAATGAAAGTCTGTGTAACCAGCTTGTAAAGTACCAATAAATGCTGCCCCTTTAACTCTTTCGTTTAAGTCTTCTTGACTCTCAATGTCTGAAGCGTTTACCTCACATAAATTACAGAATTGGAATGGTCTTAGTGCGATTTCACAACATGGGTTTGTGCCCCAATCTTTATCGTTTGAGAAATAAATACCTGGTTCACCAGCTCCAGATAACTCAACGCGTTTCCACACATCCAAAAAGAATTCTTTCGTTACTTTGTGTCTCATTAAAACTGCTGAATTATTAGCTCTACCTCTTTGTGAGTTAAGTTCCCACCAATTACCGGCTTTACAAGAAATCATTTCATCATCATCGGCTGAAAATAAAGATATTAAAGCTGCTCTACGTATACCACCAGCCAATACAGCGTCAGCGATATAACAAACGATATCGTGTGTCTCTATTGTTGATAAGTTATTACCATCTTCTTTTTGACTTAGTATCCCCTCTATTTTAAGTAAACATTCTTTAAGTGGTTGTGGTCCTGGTGCTTTACCCCCAGATGTTACTAACATAGCTCCCTTTGGTCTGATGTCAGAAAAATCAAACTCTATTGTAGAACTTCTTTTATCTCCAATATATGATTTCATTAATACCTTGATTGCGTCAGCCCAACCCTCTATCGAGTCACCAATCAAAAATCTTTTTTTCCTTTTTTCATATGGTTTATTGATTGGTGGTAAATGAGCTACGTGGTGTTTTTGTACTGAGTACCCAACACCTGTTCCACCTAAAAGTAAAAACATTGTTTCACTAAAAGCTTCAACACTGTCTATAGGTAGATAAGCACAATTATAAACTCTATTTGGTGATATCTCAATTGGTTTACCACCGAATTGCATTGACCTCATAGAGGGTAGTATTTTTTTATCGTAAACTAGTTGGTACACCGTGTTTATTTCATCTTTAAGTTTTGGGTACCTCTTGATGTGCATGTTTTTATTACGGGTAACCAATTCATCCCAGCTCTCTCTTCTTTGTAGTTCTGGTAGGTACTTAGCGTACTTCATGTAGACAGTAATGTCTGATAGAATCTTATTAGATAGTTCCATTTTTATTTATTTTTTTTTAAATTTGTTATTAATTTTGTTCAGAACTACTTTGTTCTCTTCTTAATTTAGCTATTTTTAATCGTTCTTTAGTGTTTTCCTCTTTTCTAACTTCAACTTTCTTTTCGTAACCTAAAAAAGTATCTGAAGTATCTGTGTCAATATACACCGTACCATTATTAAATGTACAATCCTCAAAAACAACCCCATCCTTACCGAATCTTGATTTTAGGACTGCTATTGTCGCTCTATTACCTTCTTTTTGTGATAATGTTCTAGCTACTGACATTATAAAGTGTCCAATCTGAGCCTTCTTTATAGAACCACCCATTTGGTCTCCCGTTACTACATCTGAAGATATGGAACTTCTATTTCCTTGTACAGCTGTCCACCCAACCATATTGTATTCAGTTAACATAGATTCAAAACCTCTCATTACATTACCTTCACCCGACCATTCATCGTTATATATTCTAGCTGATTCAACACAGTCAATATAATCTAACACAACCATGTCAGGTTTAAACCCAGTTGAGATTAGGTGTCTAATGTATGTCTTTATGTGGTTTACTGTAACACCTTCAGATGAAAATTTCCTTAACACTAAATCATTTTCTTTATTGTTTGTTTTTTCTTTTATAACTTCAATAACTTTTTCTTTGTCATCAGATAAAGAATTTAACTCAATACCACTCCAACACGCCGCGTGTTTTCTTTTTATTACATCTGGTCTATCTTCAAAAACAATCTGTAAAACATTATACCCAGCGTTGTAAGCCGTGTTTGCCATTTTAGTTAGTATTGTTGTTTTACCAACACCATATGGTGCTAATACAACACCTAACTCTCCTCTTGATAGTCCACCGTCAGTTAGATTGTCTATACCACTTATACCCGTAGGTATTGGGTGTCTGAAATCCTCTTCTAGAACTGTGTCCCAACCTTCACTTATAGATGTTCCATCATCTTTTTCAGCTCCAACAGATAAAGCTTCTTTCATGATATCAGCACACTCCTCATATCTACCAAACTCACCATTATCGATTATTTTAGATATCTTATCGTTTGCTTTTTTAAGTTCTTGTTGTCTACAAAAATTTAAAGATTCTTTTTGTACATATTCCCAATCACCTACCTCTATCTTTTTAATTTCTTTGGTTATTTCAAAGACGTAATCTTGTGTTATTTTATCTTTTATTTCTACCTTTAAAATAGTCTCTAGTGTGTCCCAAGCTGGTACCTTTTCGAATGTTTCAAAATAGTCTTTTACTGTCGCTATAATAAGTCTGAAATATTCATTATCAAAATATTTTGCGTGTACAATATCTATAATTCTATCAGCAAAATTTCTATTAGCTGGATGTAGTATTTGGTTTATGAACTCTGTCTGAAATCTATACCCTAGATATCCTAGAGTTGTAACTTTTTTACTCATATAAATTAAGTTTTGATTTAATAATAAATAGATATTTATAATACGATTCCGCTATATTCCACAGTAAAATTTTGTAAATAAAATGTTTCTTGTATTTCCTTAATTATAGAGGGGATTATCTTTCTTACATCCACCGAATATCTAACTCTTTGTGGATAAACATTACCCGTAAACCTTTTTTTGATTATAGTTCTTTCGTCCATTTTAATTTCAAAATCAAAAACATCCTCATTGTCATATATATTTTCCACCATAATGTCTTCCTGTAATTGTTTTCTATATGGATTATAACTGTTGTACATATATTCGTATGTTTTATTTTTTAAATCTTTCTGTATTAATCTAACACACTCTTCAGCACATTCAGTTAAATCAACAGACCTAAGTACCTTTGGGTTAAAATGTTTAACTGAGAAGTACCTTTGACAAATAATATTGCCGTTTATGCTAAGTATAAATTCAAATTTTTTCATTTTTTTTGTTTTTTAAAGTTTATTTTTTCTTTTTTTGCTAGTTTGATAAATGGTTCCATGAAATTTAAGTAACCATTTTCACCACCTGGTAGAGCGTACATGACACCGTCTTCAATCATCATTTTTAAAACATTCTTAGTATCTCTGCCACTTGGGTCTATGGGTAAGTCTATTAAATATTTTACATTATCTGTAGCCTCTTCGGTTAATAAAGGGTTATTTAAGTCTATTATTTTTTTATTTATTTCATAAAGTGGTCCTCTATGTCTACCTCTTGTTTTGCCTTCTATTATATTTGTTAACACCTTAAGTGGTGTTTCCCTTTCTTCTTGTATTTTTTTACTTGACTCAATAATCTCTTCTAATGTAACTTTCCTTTCTTTTAGTTGTGGAAAATGTTTTAATAATGTATTTTCTGTAACACCGTCAACACCCTTTATAAAGTCACTTTTACACCCTTCAATAATTTTTATTAACCCAGCGTTTGTGTAATGGTGTTGGAAATACCAATGGTAGTTGCCTATACCTACTATCACTTTTTTGTCGGCTAAGAAAAGTGTCACCTCTTCATTTATTAACTGACACATATCTCTGTCGTTAGTGTAAACCACAACGTCTTCATTGTTTTTTTTATTTAAACAATAGAACGCTATTAAATCGTCAGATTCAACATCTGGGTGTTCATACTGTCTAATAGATAAATCTTCAGCATATTCCTTAACCCTTAGTTTTTGTAATTCATATTCCTTATCGAAAAACCTAG